CAGGTCTACGTTCCACAGATGGATGAGCCGCCACCGTTTGAGCTTGGTGGTGGATTGGCTAGCCCTGCAATGGACAGCATCATCCAAACTATGTTTGATTCTATCGGGCAGACTATGGGGCAAAGCGGAATGCAGGAAGGCGTTAATCAGAGCCAGCTTGCGTTTGAGTCTATCGAAGCACTACAGCACAAAGGGGATATTGGATCGATCCCGTACTTCAACGCTTACAAGTGTTTTGTGCTTCGTATTGCAAAAATCTGTGTTGGAGCGATGGCAGCGGTATATGACACCACGATGACCAAGCGCATCATCGGCGAAGGTGGTGATTATGATATGGCCGACCTAAATAAAAAGGTTCTAGCTCCTGGCGGCCAAGAGATTATCATTAACGATATGTCAGCGGGTCAATATGATGTTTACTGTGATATCGGCATGAGCCACTCAACAAAACGCAGTCACGCAGGCCGAGCACTGGTTGAGATGGCGCAATACGATCCATCTATTATCCAAAACAACAAAGATATTTTGCTTGGCTCGGTTGATGCCCCAGGCATGGATAAGGCCGTTAAGCGCGCACGCATGGAGATGTTGCAGGCTAACAAGCTGACGCCAGACGAATTGACGGACGAAGAAAAAGAGCTGATGCAGCAAGCTCAAAGCCAGCCGCAACAGCCTGACCCGATGGCGGTAGCAGCGCAGGCAGAAGCCGACAAAGCTAAGTTTATGAATGAGAGAACGCAGGCCGAAACGCAGCTGGCATTAATTAAGACAGAGCAGGCTCAGCAGAAGATGGACTTTGAGCAAGAGATGCAGAAGATCAAAATGCTTGAAGAACAAAATAAGAACGCTATCGACTCGCAAGCTAAGATGATCAGTATGCTGAACACAATGGCCGATACGTTAAACAAGATAGGACAGTCTATGGGTGCTGAAGCTATTGTAAGCCCGCAAGCAGCGCAAGCCTACAGCAACACAGCCGGAGAAATTAACGATTTAACCCGTCAAATGTGATGGCGGTGACACCCGCCAAAATGTTCGATATACTTACCACAGCGACCCATGAGGTTTTGATATGAGTGAAAGCGACCTAGACTACGAAGAAAGCCAAGACGATATTCTTGATGATGATAGCCATGACACTGGTGACGATTATGAAGATGACGCCGAAGCGGATAGCGAAGTTAAACAGGTAGAGGAAAAGAAGCCGAAAGTATCCAACTTTGTAGACTTTGACCGTGACCTTAATGAACAAAAGGAAATCGTCAAAAGCCGACTAGGTGAATATCATCGAGTTTCAATGACCACACAGCGCGAGCTGGATATGGTCAAAGCTGAAAAAGCTGCTTTAGAATCAAAGCTGTCTGAGTTCTCCAAACAAAAAGCACCAGAAATCCCTTCGATTGATCTTGCCATAGACAATCCGAGAGAGTTTGAACGGCAGCAGAAAGAGTTTGTTGAGTACGAGGCCACGCAACGGTTTATCGCAGAGCAGCAAAAAACGGCAAAAGAAAGAGAAGAGGCTGTAAAGACTCAAGAAATCAACGAGCGGTCAGCCAGAATACTTGCCGATGCCAAAGAAAAAGGCATTGATGAGAAAATGGTCGAGGCTGGCGCTGTATTTCTTGCCAACACTGGAATGATGGACGCATTACGGGGTGAGCTACTTGGCAACCCTAACGCCGCTGAAATTCTCAGTTTAATTGCTACAGATGAAGAGATGGCCGCCGAGCTATTTTATAAGCTGCGCAATGATCCTGTAGATGCTCGCGTGTTTTTGCGTACTGATATGAAAGCTAAGGCTATCTCAAAATTTGCCAAAAAAACCTCGGCTCCACGCCCAACCACCAAGGTCTCAGGATCGCGGGGCGGTGAAAGCGCTGTGAGCAAACGCACATATTCATAAGGTAAATTATCATGGCTAACAATTTTGATTCAGCAAGTACAACCAAAGTCGCCGATGCGATTATGGACGAGTTCGAGAGTTCAGCGGTTTTATGTAAAGAAATCGACACTCAAAAACTAAATTCAAACGGTATAGATCAGCCAGAATACGGCGGCTCGATTTCATTCCAGCGTCCTATGCAGTGGCGCACGGTTGAGACTGCTGGCGGTGACATTAGCGGCGAAACTGCAAACGACATCGTTTATGGCAAAACCACTGGTACAGTTCAAAACGTTGTAACCGTTGAGCTGAACTGGAACGCAGTAGACCAAGCAATCAAGGCGCGCAACTTAAAGCAGCACCTTGACGGCATTGGTGAGTACATGGTCGCCACTGTAGAGAAAAACCTCGGAACCTTCATGGTGAATAACTCTGGTTTGACTCATGGCACCGTTGGTACTTTCGTTGACTCTTGGGATGACGTTATGGCTTCCAAGGCTTTCTATCGCTCCTTAGGTGTTAAGGGCGAGATTAAGCACATTGTAAACGACTACTCAATGGGCAAGCTTGCATCGTTGCAACAAGGCGTAGCTAATATGCCTAGCAACAACGTGCGCTCAGCGTGGGAAGATGCGCAGATCCCTAGCCGCGTTGCTGGTGTTTCTGTAATGTCTTCAGATATGCTTTCAAACTACCAAGCGGGTGCAACCTCTGACCGTGCTGGTACTTTGGCTGCTACTCCTACCGCGACCTATGCCTCAGTTAAAAACACAATGACTCAATCTCTGTCTTTGACTGGTTTGTCAACGTCAGTAACCAACGCAGTTCGCGCTGGCGATACCATTGAGTTCACTGGTACTGGTGCAAACGCTCGCAGCCACATTAACATGCTGACCCGTCAGCCTTTCTATGATGCTGCTGGTGCTCCTTTGAAATGGCGCTGCACTGTTGTAACTGGTGGTAACACTGACTCATCTGGCAACGTGACTGTAACTGTTACTAACCCGGCGATTTATGAGTCAAACGGCCAATACAACAACATTTCAGCACCTTTGGCTTCTGGTGATGCGTTTACAATCCTTGGCACTGCAAGCGAAACCTACAAACCAAACTTGTCTTTTGCTAAAGGCGCGTTTGGTATCGGTTTCGTTGAATTGCCGAAGCTGTACTCCACTGACACCGTAGTGACTACCTCGCAAGGTATTTCAATGCGTGTGTCTAAGGGTGCAAGCATCCGTGAAAACAAGCAAATCATGCGCGTAGACGTTTTACCTGCATTCATTTGCTTCAATCCAATGCGTGCGGCTCGCAACTGGGGTTAATGCCTAGTTGATTGGAAAAGCCTCCTTAATCGGGGGCTTTTTTATTCCCTATAGTATTTCTATCAATAAAAGCAGCAAGGCTAGACTCCATCCTATCTACAAAACTATTGACCTCTTTGTCGTCAATATATGCAATACAGAATCGCCCACCGTTAAACCTGTCATGGGTTATCTCTACCGACCCAACTTCTTTTGCTGCATCGTAAACCTTAGCGGGGCAGCGGCTAAACTCTTTGGCTGTGAATGATTTCATTTTGCCTCTCCATCATAAGCGCATAAAGGATTCCCGTCTTTGCTAAAAACTATGGTTAAGTATCCTGAATCCATTGAGTCTGATGGCATAGATACCATGATGTTGTCGCGTTGTTTTTCAGGTAAAGGGCGGGAAAACAAGTCTTTAAGACACTCGTGCATTTCAAACATGCGCTCAACAGTATCGGCAAAATCATCTATTCTGTCTTGGCCTGTTTTGTTGTGCCTGTTTCTTGGTATTTTTCGTAAATCTAAAGCCATTGATCTAAACATAATAACCCCTATCAATTAATAGCTCGACCTGCTCGAACTAGACAAAATAACTCTAAACCATTAAAATTATCAAAGCAAGTTATTTTTAAGGGGTTTTCTTATGCAAGAAATTTACTCGGTATTCAAAAAGCTGGATGGCGTTGTCGTAACGGCAATGGTTCACGCCAAAAACAAAGATTTATTTATTGCTGATGGGTTTTCAGAAACCTACACAGAAGCAGAAGAATTTAAGCCAGTTGTGACCCAAAAGGTCAAGGCGGCAAAGAATGAAGGCAAGTGATTTAATCCGCGATGCACTACAAGAGCTAGGCCAGTTATCAGCCGAGCAGCCAATAACAGCCGATCAGTACGCTACGGGCGTGCGGTACACTAACCGCATGTTTGCCTCGTTCTCTTATTTGGGATTGGGGTTTACTATTTTACTCAATGCAAGCGAGACGGTTACAATCCCGTCATTTGCTGATGAGTGGGCAGTAAAAGCACTAGCTGTGAGAATGGCGTCACAATATGCGGCATTCGATGGGCTGCAAGATTTAAAGATGGATGCCCGAACAGCATACAATGAGATGCTTAAAAACCTAGATTTCGATTATAGTGCGCGCTACCCTTCCGGCCTTCCCGTTGGTTTGGCGGTCGAGAACGATTACGGCACAGATGCATTCTATCCAAACGATGATGATGCAATTCTCAGCGAGTCAGGCAACTTTATAGCCGTGGAGTAAAGCGAATTGGCAAGACGTTTAGCACCAATATCATTGCCATTCACTAACGGGTTCTATCAATCCCGCTCTCGTCCACTGTCGTCTCAGCGTTGCGTCAATTGGTATCCGCAAGTAAACACCGCAGCGGCGCTAAACCAAGAAAACCTTTATCCAACACCCGGTATAACTCAAATTGTTTCAGGCTTGGCTGGTCTTGGGCGTGGTGCGCATGTTTGGAACGGTATCCTGTATGTTGTGTGCGGCCGTAAACTTTACAGAATAAACCGCATTCAAAACCCCGATGGCACCGAGTCATTCGCCCCCACGGTAATTGGTGATATTGGCGGCGACATTGACGTAATCATGGTTTCAATGAAGGCTCAGTTGTGCGTATTGGTTCCCGATGTAACCGCCACCGCTGCGGGAAATGCTTATATCTATGACGGCACAACACTGACAGACGTAACAGCAGAAGCTAATTATCTGGCTCCTGCAATAAGTGTAGTAGCGATAGATTCCTATTTTGTGTTCGCGCAATACAATACCCGTTTTATATTCCACTCAAATTTAAACGATGGCACTACATTCAATGCGGTTGATGCTTGGGAGATTCAGCAATTCCCAAACTGTAATGCCATGGTTGTTTATCAAAACAATCTATACGCAATGGGCGAGAGCGCCACGGTGCCATTCTATAACGCTGATGAGTTGGAGTTTTCATTCAGGCCATCCCCTAATTCTGTTAT